CACTCCGCCAGTAACATACCCATTGCCATTAGCAACTTCATTTGCGATAGACGCATAAGTAGACAACGCTACATCGTTAGCATTGGTACTAGCGCTATTAGTAAATAATGCCAATCTGAAATTAGGAGTGGCAGCGTCTAAATCGAATACCGCATTTCCTAATTTTTCTTTAAAACTATTGTAAAAACTCCATGCAGTAGCCGCCATTTATGCTGCCTCCTTTAATGCTTCCGGGCTTCGTACAATGTGGGATATCAAACCCTCACCGTGAATTATCATATCGTAATGGTCCCCGGTGGCGCTGACCATTTGAACGAATTCCTTCGCTTGATGATAATGCGCTACCGTACACAAAAATTGTTTTCCAGCAACATGAATCTCAATCTCCTTTTCACCGTTATTCTCTGGTTGAGAATAAGCGTGATGTTCTTCCATGATGCAACTATCAAAACCAAAAACCTCAAACTTCGGAAACCCAAGTAATCTAATTAAGTGAATAGCTCTTAATGTTACTGTGGAGCCCCCTAGTATAGGGAAATAGTCTTTATGTATTTCTCCATACGCTCCATCTAAAATATCTTTATACTCTTCCTGTCCAGCGGTGTGCCAAAGGTAGGCATCGTATCCATCTAATTTATCAAGAACAGATGGGTGACACTGGGATGCTATAAAATATTTACACTCTTTATGCGGGGGATCAACAAATCTATTATTGAATTCCCTGCTATCCAACATAACAAAGGCGGCTGGCCTGATTCCATTATCCATACAATACTTGTAAGAGCCGTTCACTGTTATCACGGGCATTCCATCTCTATGCTTCTCTTTTAATAAATCAAGAGTAGAGTTCAAGGATGGTCCACCTACCACTAACGCAACAGTTTTATCCCGCTGCGTTTCATAAGGAATAACTTGAGGAAATCCTTTCTTCAAATTAGCTTCCATATTTTTTCTTATGTCTTCTTTATCTGCATTCACGGCGCAGAATATTTCTGGTACTGGAATCATCTCCGGCCCTATCGAAACAGAAGGGGCGTGAGACTCTACAGAAATATTAAGATTCATTTTCTTTTCTTCTTGGCTCTCTCAAGAGGGCCGGGTAATAACCATCCTAAAATCATGGGAATTACAATCACTAGAATAAGCAACCAACCTCCCATACTTACGAGATCTCCCAGTAATGTCCAGAAGTTATCTGGCGCGCAACTAGCTGCTGTAGGCATCCCGCCTCCTTTCGTTGGTGTCATCACGTCCGCAACCACACTCGTCACAGAGGCACCGACCGCTGAGGCCAGTAGTACAGGAGCAGTCCCCGATGTCGCAACTGACGCAATCGCACCCGGAACTAGCGCCCCGCCCCCGATCAGCGCTGCTTTCTTTAGGCTGGTACATCCGGCAACGCCGAACCACCAAAGAATAAGTGGTAAAATATAGTAGCGACGACTAGCAATACCACTACCGCTAAGAATGGTTTTGATCTCACCCACGCTTTTAACGATTCCATTAATTTTGTCCCCTTGTCTTTTCATTTTTAGAAAGATCCATATTAACTTCTGTAACATGCTTTGTTCTCAAGCTGCAAAAAACCGCGTTCTTCCAAACAGAAAATCCCATAAAAGATTCTTTAGCAGTTGAATAATATTTACTGTACGCGTCCAACAAAAATTGAGAGTGCTCAGGAATCTCAACACGACAAATTTCTATTTCGTCTTTTACCATTTCATTCAACTTATCTAAACCTTCTGAAATTACTTGAAGGTCATTCTGACTTCTAATCCCTTTGCTCCGGTAGATTTAGTATCAACATCAATTCTTAAAACATCTGCTGTATTAACAGTGTTATTTGCGCTTATAAGAGCAGGAGTGCCTGAAGTGCTTGAGTCTGTTTCAGACACCTCTATGATTACTCCCGTAGTTAGAATATCAACACTCTTTGTCTCGTTGTACAGCATAATTGTATTACTGCCTGAACTGCCAGCCGTGAATACATGAGCCCCTATAGAGTTCAACTTCAAACCGTCAAGCGTGCTTGGCACCACCATCCTAGCAATTCCATCTCCAGTATATAGTTCAATAGTATCTGGTATGGCTTTAAGGGCCATAGCTCTTTCAATGAAGCTAGAGTTGCTAGCAAGAATTTTCTTTGTTGTGTTTGATGCGGCGTCAAGGTACAGAATGAAATCTGCACTCTTGTTCATACTCACACCAGTAGCTGCAACATTTTGTATCAGCTCTATCTTGCCATCATTAAGATTGACGAAGTTATCGTCTACCTGATCATGGGTAAGCGGAGATCCCTTCCCAGCCCTTGTCGTAATACTCGCCATAATTAATCTACCTCTGTGTACCCATCAACCCAATAATACGGTTGGACATATGGAAACTTTGTGTCATAAGCTCCTTGGTTTGGACCCCTCTTCTCATAAAACCTTCGCCCATTTGTCATTTGGTAGGCTACTCTTCGTGGGCTATAAGAACGTCTACTGCCTATTCTAAATTTCCTAGCCATTAATAAGTAGCCTCCGTCGCTGGCTCTAATGATCGATAAGATCTTTTTATCGGTGGTACTGGGTCCATGTCGTAGATTCTGGACATTGCATCTAAGAAATCAGGGTGCACCGTAGGGAATAAGTTGTATTCATTATTCCTCATCCACTCTGTCACATCGTAAACCTTACCCTCTTCATCTATGCAATTTATTTTTTTAGAAACCAGAAATTCTTGATTCCTTGAAATCATATCTTCTTGTGCTGAAGTGAGATTTCTTTTATCAGTGGGGTAAGGAAAGAAGAATGATCCATCCTTCAAATCAGGCTCTAGCCTTTGTATCCTGTCTTTCTTTGATTGCGATCCCCCTCCGCCAACCCAGTTTAACTCGTAGATGGGGAAAGAGCTCCCTTCAATAGTCATCATTTGTTTGAAGTGATCTATATCTGACTGAGCTCCGTATCGCTCATAGCCGATCTTCACTTCTCTGACGCCATGTGCTCTTTTCCACCTTTTTCGTATCTTTTTTAGAGTATCCCATCTTTCGGATAATTGAAGTCGGTGACACACACCATCTAAAAGATACTTATTGTAGTTTGCATCAACACCAACAACAGCAATAGCCGTTCTGTTGGATGTCTTACTCTTTGAGTTAGCAGGATCGACCATGATATACACATTCATAGTGTATGGTCTTATCTCCCACTCATTCCACCACTCTGTCTTAAACGCGAGGTCGGAGCCAGCAATAGGATTCAATAACTGCTGACATGCAACCACATAAGTAGAAGTGGTTTTCTTTATCTCTTCCCATCTCTCCTTCTCAAGAAAGACGGGCTCTCCATCCATCTGCCCGTTATGCGTAGCAGGGTGTACACGCGGCTTTACCGCAGCCCGTTGGAGGATAGTACCATAGGTATCTCCGTATGAATACCTTGTGCCAGCATATTGGAATCTTGGCCCGTGAGTTGACCCTAGATTCAAGGATAGCTCCCACTGAGTCGTGGTTTTTGCTATCTGTTCTGGTGTGTTGACTGCCTCTTGGACAACAACATCATCGTAAACAATTAGATTAAAGTGGCGACCTGTTGGTTGTCCATCAACCAATCCATGCGCCTCAATAGTTTGTTCTTTAGGATTAGAATTTCTTTTTACGCAAATCCCTTCATTCTCTGCCCATTTGGGAGCTTGTTGTCTTGGCTTCTCCCAAAGGATGTCAGGGTAGAGCTCACAGAGCTTTTGATTCCCCTCAAACTCCTGCATTATCTGACGCAGGAATGGCTTTGCCTGTTTTGCAGAAAAAGAAATTAATCCAATAGTAATGTCTGGATTACATAAGACTTCTTGAACGCAACCAAGAAAAGTAATGATTGAGCTCTTGTAATGGAATCGAGCCCATAAATCTAAATGGCGATCCCTGTCACTCTCAACTTCCCTGCATCGATCATAAATCCATGGATGCAGCATATCGTGGCGATTGCAAAGAAACACACCAAGGTAATAACGATCAAGCTGACCCAGAGTCCGAATAAAAGAATCATCAACATTGTCATCACGGTGACAGTCAGCATATGCCTCCACCACAATGTGGTAAGGGGCTGACTGCGCCCATTCAGCGAATTGCTTCGCAGCCTCAGAGTTCTTGTTGTCAAGATAGACACTATCTTCTATAACAGGTAACACAGGATCCTCTCATGATTTTTTATAACCAGCAGCATACGCAGCTTTTTGCTGTGCTTGCGCTTGCTTTTTGGTCGGGTAACATTTCCCTTTGCTTCCCCACTTCCATCCCTTTTTATCACCCTTCAAAGAACATCTTTGAATTGGCATTAAGTTTGTCTCCAAGATAACCAGAACCTAAGTTGGTCTGGGTTCTCAATCATCTCAAGAATTTCTTCGTCGGTTAATGTCTCAGTCCATTCAGCGGGATATAAAGCTTTAAATTGCGTCACTCTTTGATCAGGAGCTCCGGGGGGAGCAGCTACAGTGATTTGCTCTCCACCAGCAGGGGAAGTTGGGCTTCCTGAATATACGCTAATTGGAGAACCAGACGCGATCTCAGCAGACCTGATAGATGCCGCCTCATTAATATTCGATTTAGTTGTTTGGGCAGCAGGGTCAAAATCCTCGGCCCATCGAGCATCAGACCAGTTCCTGTTGTCAGGACTCATAAATGGACCAATATCAGGCAATCCAATCGAATCCAGAAGTCCCGAAACCATACCACCTACTCCGGCAGCAGGACTAATCATGCCAAACGCTGCTTTTGCTACAGTCTCCGCCGTCATTTTTCCAAATGGTGTATCTATACCGGTTTGAGCAGCTTTAGCTGCATAAGCCTGATCTCTCATTTCTTCGTAACGTGATTGAGAAATCGACTGATCATGCGACTCCAGTCTTGCTAATTGTGTTATTCCATCTTCGTCAGTATATGTTAAGGCTTTACCGGGAACCCATCCTTTGTCTTTGTATTGAGCGTCAGTAAAATTAGTCCCAATCCCGGTTATAGTTTGATCCTTTGCTCTCATGGCATCACCTACCAAAGTGTGACCCATAGTGCTATGTGTTGGTTGGGTGCCTGTGGGTTGTCCTGATGCATCAACTCCCCCGTAATATCCAAACTGACCAATATGAGATGACCCCATTGGATCGAAGTTTTCGGGGTCTTTATCCCGCGCTGTTTGCGCAGGATTGGCTGATTTAGCGTTAGATATGTCGGCGCTTATAGCATGGGATACTGCTTCTGCGTAATTACCACTGCTCTCGTGACCTCCGCCCTCGCTATCTGGTCCTTGTCCTGCTCCTGTATCGCCCGGACCACCCGGCGCTCCACCACCAACTCCTGTACCGGCTCCGCCGTTTTCCATTAGGCACCACCCGCGTCACTATAGACTGTTCCTTGAGAGATTAATCCTCCCGTATTGGCAGAATTAACATTATATTGTCCGTGTTGATAACCGGAATCCTGCATCTGACCCACGCCTATATTTCCTTCCTTACGCGTTTGTAGAATTTTGTTGTATTCTTGGTTGAATTGTCTAAGAGCGTCTGGGTTGCTTAGTAGGTAATTTTGCTGTTGCGGGCTTAATCCTTGGAGGCGCATAATGAGGGGCTCTCCGCCACCTTCCGCCACAGCCCCGTTAGTCCCACCGGGCATATGACCGGCTCCGGGATTTTGAGCTGGACCACCGGGTGCTCCTCCGGGTGTTCCTCCACCCATATTATTAGCGTTATACGATCCACCAGCAAGATTGCCTTCCGTTTGTGAGACATTTCCTGCTGGACCCGGCCCCATGTGAGCTAACCCCGATCCCATTACACTTCCTGCCCCATGACCCGGAATTGAGTCAGGATCGATAACGTCAGCGGTAACCGAAACAGAGTTAGAGCCATCGTAATCTGTAATATTTGGACTTACCATACCTCCGCCGCCAGAAAGCGAACCCGATCCATGGGTCGTACCCGCCATTCCGAATCCTTCTCCAATTCCAGCTCCAGAACCAATACCGGGACCAAACCCTTCATCGCGATCTCCAGAAAATCCTAACATGACATTCTCCTAATGAATTGTGTCGTCAATTTCTTCAATGCCACGCTTAATCGCCTTTTGTAGAATCGCATCAACGTCAACTTTCTTTTTAACTTCAATCGTGCCTTTATGTTCAACCTCTTTATACTCCTCTTTCTTATTGTAATTTGAACGCCAATTAAATCGATTGACCATGTTTATCAACCAAAGGCCATGATTGAATCCTCTAGTGTCTAAGTTTTCCCGCCCTTGACGAGTCCACCAAGCTTCAGAGGCTTCTTTTCCTAAAGAAACAACTTCACGAAAATCAACCTTCTCTTTGTCTGTTGTGTTTGCCCATCTTCGGAAAGTTGATTGAGCGATTCCCATATCAAAACAAACTTCGGCAATAGATGCGCCGCTCATAAAAAGAGTTTGGGTTCGCCTCTTCTTCTGCAGCGTCCATATTTGTTTAAATTTACTATTTGCCATATCGTCTATTTCCTCGCCCAGAGCCACCTTCGTGACTTCTGTTTGTTGATCTGCTCACAACAGATAAATTCTTCTTTGAATTATTTTTTGGATTTCTATCCTTGTGGTGAACATCCGAAGTGCTTCCTTTCGACACTTGCCCAGAACTTACCGCTCTGTTCCTTGCTGTGTTTCTTGCAGCCCTTCTTTTTTTCTGATCAGGTTTTGCGTGATATATGGAATACTCACGCTTGTAATTTCTTTTTCTAATAGCCATTATTTAGGTTGGAAAGAGCTTCCGCAACCACAAGATGTTGTGTTGGGAATGTCAAATTTAAATTCTGGTTTGAATGGGTCATCATTCCAATCAAGAACCGCTTCACTTAAAAGTGCCGCCGAGATGGTGTCGATCAAGACCTGATCCGAGACCTCCTCGTCGTCTATTTCTTTCTTCTTCTCTTTTTCTAGTCCTATTCGATAGCCAGAACACCCGCCGCCTGCTATCGTTACCCTTAAATAACCTTTTCCCTCCAGAACGCTTGATATCTTTTCTGTTGCTTTCTGAGTAATTATCATCCATGTTATGCCTATTTTCCTGAACCGGTTCCCTTCTTTATCTTTTTCTTTCCACCGTAAGATGACCCGCTCCCGCCATAGCTTGACCCACTCCCGTCCTTCGTTATTTTATCTTGCCGTGCTTTTCTTGCTTTCTCTTTAGCAATATTCTCTTGTTGCTTTGCTTTTCGCGCTTTGGCTTCTAGTTGTTTAGCGGTTAATGCCATTAGGTTGCTCCTATCGGGGGTTTTGTAACATACGGTCAATCTTAGCAGATAAATGTTGGAACATTTCCTTTATCTCTGAGAATTCTTCTGAGTACCTTTGATTGGAACGATCAAGTCGTTCGCTAATGCTTTTAATCTCCGCCTTATTAACAATAGTCTCTTGTTCTATATCTGTAACGTAGGTAAAGAACCCAACAGCTATAGCTATAGTACCCAATAGATGGGAGACGCTAAGACTCTTAGACATCTGCCAGCCACCATTACCACGTCTCTCCTGACCTGTATATTCAGTCATTACCTTACCTTTGTGGCTAAAATTTTATCCAACATGTTCTATATAGTTTCTAATCTATAAAGCATAACGTCTAAGTTCTTTACTGACTTAGCCA